ATTAAGAGCTATCAAAGGCTGGAATAGTTGGCAATTATTCGACAAAGTAGAGCGCAATAAATGGACTAAAAAAAGATTTAAAGGGAATATAACTTATTATTTAAAAAGTGAAGTGTTATGAATAAACTAATAAAAATGACGGATTTTGTTTTCTACATAGATAACAATAGAGAATTTGCAAGAAATTACGATAAAATACTTGCTTACGCAAAGTTCCTAAAACAACCATTAGAACTATGGATGTTTACGAATAAAAAAAAATCACTTTTTATTTATGACCCATTTTTTGAATCATTCACACAATTAGATATGGATAATCAAACTATCGAAGATTTATTGTCAGATGATTTTGATTATTTCTTAAATGAAACAGCACAAAAACAGTTAGGATTATGAGAGAAGCAATAGAAGATTTTATACATAAATTATGTTTGCGTATATGGAAGTAATTTTGTAGGTTTGTACTCAGTAATGTTCGTGCAGGTTCGTTACAATTAAAGACATTTTAAAGAAGCTCATAAAAGTAAGGACTGCACTCCTGAAATTGTGGGCATTTTTTATACATAATATTTATGGAAAGAATTTATCACCGGTATGAAAACTGGGAATGCTTCAAAGCTGGATTTTTCAGAAACGTTTCAGGCGAAGAAAAAAAGGAACTTGCTAAAAAAGTCATTGAGTTGTTTGAGGATTCGGAACAAACCGAGTTGTTTATGAAAAAAGTTATTAAAGAATGGTTTTATTCGTGCGAACACAATTTATCTAACTTATCATTAAATCGTGTTGCGTGGCTTGGTCAATCGGCTTGTTGCTTATTTTCTAAAATTCCTTATTCAGTCACAATGGAAAATTGGCGCTTTGTTTCAGAGTTAAAAAGAATTGAAGCGTGCGAGATTGCGGAAAGATTAATAAAAGAATACGAACAACTTAAAAATTAAATTATGCCTAAAGTTTATTTAAAAGAAAATGTTTATGAAGCCAGCTTAGAAAGGGTAAAATATACTTTTGATAATTTTGAGAAAATATATCTTTCTTTTTCGGCTGGAAAAGACAGCACTGTGATGCTTCACATTGTAATGCAGGAAGCTATAAAAAGGAATGTGAAAATAGGATTGATGATTGTCGATTTGGAAGGTCAGTATAAATTAACCATAGATCACATGAAAGCCTGTATAGATATGTACAAAGATAACATTGATTTGTATTGGGTTTGTCTGCCTATTCACTTAAGAAATGCAGTAAGTGTTTTCAAACCTTTCTGGAAGTGTTGGGATCCGGAAGTGAAACAAGATTGGATTCGTGATTTACCAAAACAATCAATTTCAGACCCGAATTATTTTCCTTTCTTCCGTGATGGAATGGAGTTTGAAGAGTTTGTTCCTGAATTTGGCGAATGGTATTCACAAGGAAAAACTTGTGCTTGTTTAGTAGGTATTCGTGCGGACGAAAGCTTAAACCGTTTCAGAACTATTGCAAGTACTAAAAAAATAACTTTTAATTCAAAACAATGGACAACAAAAGTAACTGACAATGTTTTTAATGTATATCCAATTTACGACTGGAAAACAGAAGATATTTGGACATACCACGGAAAACATAAAGACAAGCGTCATAACGGATTGTATGACTTAATGCAAAAATCAGGTTTATCAATTCACTTGCAAAGAATATGCCAGCCATACGGAGACGACCAAAGAAGAGGTTTATATTTATTTCATTTAATTGAGCCTGAAACTTGGGCGAAAGTTGTGGCTCGTGTTGAAGGCGCTAACAGTGGGGCTTTGTACGTTCAGGATACTGGTAATATTAATGGTTACGGAAAAATAACAAAACCAAATCACCATACTTGGAAATCATTTTCAGAATTAATCTTAAATACTTTACCAGAAGTGACAGCAGAACATTACAAAAACAAGGTTTTTACTTTTATTAAGTGGTGGGAAGAAAGAGGTTATCACGATGGCATTCCTGATCGAGCCCCTGCAATTTTAGAAAGCGAAAGAATTGCACCGTCATGGAGACGTATCTGTAAATCACTTTTAAGAAATGATTATTGGTGCAAGGGATTAGGATTTACTCAGCACAAAACAGAAGCTTACAACAAATATTTAAAACTAAAAAAAGAACAAAGAGAACTATCAAAATTTAAAATATAGAGTTATGACAAATCAAATTATTGAATTAGTAAAAAAATTAGAAAATTTAGGAATTGACGAAAGAGTCGAGGCTTTAAACAGTATTAAAATTGCCATGCACGAAATAAGTCCATTCAAAACAGAACCTGTGGATTGTGTTTTATGGGTAAAAAACACAAGTGTGCACGCAAACGATTACAACCCGAATAGCGTTGCGCCTCCTGAAATGGAACTTTTAAGATTATCTATTGAATCAGACGGATACACTCAGCCTATCGTTTCAATGCTGGAAGACAATTTAGAAACAAGGGAAGTTATCGACGGTTTCCACCGAAATAGGGTTGGAAAAGAATGTTCTGAAATACAAAAACGTGTTCACGGATATTTGCCAGTTGTTACAATTAATGAAGACAGGACAAAAATAAATGACCGTGTTGCCTCAACTATTCGTCACAATAGAGCAAGGGGGAAACATAAAATTGATGCAATGAGCGATATTGTTATTGACCTTAAAAAACGTAATTGGTCTGACCAGAAAATATCTAAAAACTTAGGAATGGATGCGGATGAGGTTTTGAGACTTTGTCAAATTGGAGGTTTAGCAGAATTATTTTCAGACAAAGAATTTTCACAAGCTTGGGAAGCTGAACAATATTCAGATGATGAAATACAGTAATGACAAAAGAGTGAGTTTTGACAGTAAGACTCACTCTTACTTTATGGGTAAAAAAAGATTAACTTCTGTCACCACTTTGTTAAGCAAGTTTAAAAATCCATTCGATTCTGAATACTGGTCAAAAGTAATCGCCAAAAGAGAAAAAGTAACTCAAGAAGAAATACTTGCAAGATGGAAGGAAAAGGCTTTTAAATCAACCGAAATAGGAACTGCAATTCACAAAATATTTGAAGACTTTGCAGAAAATAAATATTCAATTGTCGGAGGAAATTTAGTTTTTGATTACAACGAATTAAAGCCGGAATACTTAACAGATTTTAATCTAAAAAAAGAAGTTGCTTTAAAGCTTTTAAAGGATAAATTTTTAACTGGTAGAATAATACCCATTCACACTGAGTTTATAGTTTACAATGAAGATTTAGCGGGTCAAGTCGATATGATAGCGACAGACTCAAAGGGTAATTATTATATTTTAGATTATAAAACAAATGAAAAAATTGATTATGAGGCGTACAAAAATAAAAAAATGCTTGGTGTTTTGAGACAAATTGAAGATTGTAGTTATTATCATTATTGCTTACAATTATCTATTTACAAAGAATTACTAAAAGATATTGACATAAGAAAAATGTTTATTATTCACATAACTACTGAGGATTATTTTTTCATAGAATGTGAAAATATTTTAGAAAAAGTTAAGTTAAAAGATTTAATTTAGTTATATTTGCGTATCGTTATTGGTGGAGCATTAGCGAAATATACGACATTGTTTATTATCCTATCAGGGCGAGACTCCACTCTCAAACTGATAGGATTTTTTTATTCAAAATATATGAATGGTTATGAATTATCTAGAAAATGGTTTGACTGGTCTTTCGAGAATCCAGAAAAAATAAGCCCAAACCATTCTGCACTTTATTTTTTTGCTATAGAACATTGTAATCGTTTAGGATGGAGGAAAAAATTTGGCTTCCCAACCGAAATGGCAAAAGATGCTATAGGAATAAAATCTTATAATACATACGTCAAAACCTTAAACGACTTAGTTGAATGGGGCTTCATAATAATGATAGAAAGAAGTAAAAATCAGTATAGTTCTAATATAATTGCCCTATCAAATTTTGATAAAGCACTTGATAAAGCACTTGATAAAGCAATAGTAAAAGCAAATGAAAAGCAACGTGAAAGCACGTGCGAAAGCATTGATAGTATAGATAAACCATTAACCAAAGAACATAATACCAACCTATCGGTTGATTGGGATATTTTGAAAGATAATTTTAATCAACTTACAGGAAAGAAAACATTAGTTATTTCAGAAAAGGCAAAGAGGCAAATAAAAGCCAGATTAAAAGAAGGGTATTCAAAGCAGGATTTATGGAATGCTATAGTAAATTGCTTTAACGACCCTTATCATAAAGAAAATCCAAGATACTTAACTTTGGAATTTATAAGTCGTTCTGATAAAATAGAAAAATATTGTACGGATATTAAAAAACAAAAAAATAAAGAAGATAAATTATGAGTTGGAAAAGTGACCGAGCAATAGAGAGAATAGTAAAATTATTTAAGAGGGCAAAAAATCAAGTTTTTGAAGAAGATATAAAAGCAGTAAAAACTATAAGCGAAACCATTCAAGAAAATGAAAATAAATTTATTACTGATAATATTCTTTTTGCTAAATTGTTATGTTTCCTGATGTATAAAAATATAGAACATTTTGGAAGCGTAAAAGAATCTATAAAGCATATCCAGACAAATATTTTAAATTGGAAGCTAGAAGAACATATTGAACTCCTAAGACTTCATTTAAACAAAAATGATTTTGACGAATTTTTAAATAGTTTAGGATTAAGTAAAGAATTTACAGCAGAAGAAAATGATTACGATTTACAGATATTAAAAAGCAATGAAAAAGAAGTTATAAAAAATCTTAGTAAGTTTTGGAATTACAAAAAAGTAGAAAAATCATTTTACAACACGGCAAATGAATTTTTAAGAGACACCGATAATTATATTTAACTATGGCTTTAGATTTATCAGATTTAGACAATTTAATTACTGCTGAAGTAAAAAAAGACTTTTCGCAAATGCTGAACGAGTCTTACATTGACCCTGCTGAAGAAATAAAACCGCAGCCAGTTGCAGTTAGTTTAGGTTCTTCAATTTACAAAGGAAATTCCTTTGCTATTCCTTTCGGTTCTTATGGTGATTTTTCTTGTATAGTTGGAGCGTCCAAAAGTAGAAAGACTTTTTTCAAATCTATGATTGTTGCAGGATACATTGGCGGACAATCAAATATTTTAAATCCGTCTATAAAAGGGCATGATACAAATAATAAGTTTGTAATTGAGTTTGACACAGAGCAGTCAAAATATCATACTCAAAGAGTCGTAAGGCGTGTTTGTGATATGGTTGGAGGTAATTATGACTTATATAAAACTTTTTCTTTGAGACAGTATTCACCAAAAGAAAGATTTGAGTTTATAGATTGGGTTATTTACGAAAGCGAATACAGGGCTAATTTAGGATTAATTTCAATCGATGGATATGTAGACCTTGTGACGGATTTTAATAGCTTAGAACAAGCGACAGGGCTAACAGAGAAGCTATTGGAGTGGACTTCTAAAAAACAAATGCATATTACAGGGATTTTACATAAAAATTTCGGAACTTCAAAGCCGGTTGGACACGTTGGAAGTTCTGTTTTAAAGAAAGCTGAAACAGTTGCTTTTATAGACAACGATAAGGACACTGGATTTACATCGGTAAAATGCGAATACAGTAGAAATATTCCTTTTGAAGATGTGTTATTTGGAGTTAATGACGATTGGCTACCTTACGAAGTGCAAGAAGAACAATTTGAAAAATTGCCTAATAATAAAAAAACAGTTAACTTTTAGATATGAATCACATTGTAAAAATTAAGCCTTTATCCGTAAATAAATGTTTCAAAGGAACAAGATACAGAACTGTTGAGTATGATAAATTTATACGTGATATGTTTATATTGCTGCCTAAATCAATTGAAATTCCAAACAAATAGCATATTAAATTAGCAATTGAATTTGGTTTTAGTTCTAAGGCAAGTGATATTGATAATTGTTGCAAAAGCTTCATTGATTGTTTGGTAAAAAAGTATTCTGTTGATGATAGGTATATTTACGAGTTGCACGTTTTTAAAGAAATTGTAAAAAAATGAGAGGAATATATTAAATTTAAAACTTATAACCATGAACAAAACACCACTATTTAGAATCACCCGCATAATGAATCATTATTGCAGGATGGGAGTAAACAAAGAAAAAGTAAACGAAATTTATCGGAAGATATTGAAGAATGAAAAAAAAATCTAAACCAACCCTCAACGACCTAATCAAGGAGCGCAATGCTTTGTTAGTGTCTCAGGACAATCCAAAACGCCTTGATGAATTAAATAAAAAAATTGATTATATAAATTTTGGAATTATTTATTAAAATGTATTGTTTATCTAAATAATAGTTATATCTTTACACCATAATTTAAAACTATCACATTATGAAACTAAAAACGCAAATTATAATAGGCTGTACGATAGCAGCCTATTTGCCAGTCAGAATATTAATAAGCTTAATCTTTGGATTATGAAAGATATAATCAACAACAACAATAAAAGCCTATTAAACGGCTTAATTCCGGACTTGCCTCTTTATGGTAGTTCAATAATTGACCCGAACGATGAAGTTTTCAACCAACCACTCAACAAAGTTGAAATAACCAAAACGAATGGTAAATGGTTAGTGAATGGAATGCCTTACGATAAGCTTTCTTACTCTGAAAAACTATTCTTTGATGAATTTTTAAAAGCCACGAAGTTATGAAAGAACTAATCAACGACCTGATATTTAAATCAGGATTGAACAATAAGCAGTTTGCTGCTTACGTAGGAACATCTGAGAGCTATTTAAGCCAACAAAAACGTTTTAAACACATAAACTATACAAAACTAATTTTATGGGCTAAAATGTTAGATATTGAAGTTATTGAAAGTAAACAAATAAAAATATTCCCATGACAGCAGAAGATTTTTTACACAAAGCGAAAACAAATAGTAATGTTACGTACGTTTCAGAGTACTGTACGGAAGATTTTATAAGTGTTTCCGGGTGGTTAAGTAATAAGTATTTTAGAATTTATTTCAGACCAGGCAGATACGAAATATCATCAGCTACAGAAGAATTAAAAACATTTAAAAAAACATTTTTTCAAACCTTTGCATGATTGTACTGGTTTTTTATTAACTTTGTTTGAATAAAATTAATATTCTTATGGATGATACCATTATAAAGAAGTATTGAAATAATACTCGAGAATATTAATTTAAATTAGTTGCTATGGCATATAAAAATAAAGAAGAACTATATAATATTATAATTGCAAGAATTGAGCAAGGAGAATCTTTATTGTCTATATTAAAAGATGAAGGAATGCCGAATAGAGTTACTTTTTTTGTCTGGATGAAAGAAACAGAAGAAAAATCTAACAACTACGCAAAGGCAATGGAATCAAGGCAGGAAAAGCTTTTTGACGAAATATTAGAAATTGCATATACCCCAGAAGAAGGCGATACTATAAAAGAATCAATGAACGGAATTGAGAGAACGACGGCAGATATGTTGGGTCACAGAAGATTGAAAATTGATTCTTTAAAATGGGTTTTGTCTAGGATGAACCCTAAAAAATACGGGGATAAAATTCAGCAAGAACATAGCGGAGAGATTAAAGGAAACACACCTTCATCTATTGTAGTTGAAATTATAAGCCCTAAAGATGAAGATTAATTTTAAAGCGACTATTGTTTTTTCTGCAATATGGAGCGCTGTTAAATCAAAACTATATAAACTAATTGTTGAGGAAGGTTCTTCGCGTAGTTCTAAAACTTGGAGTAATTTCCAAGTTTTGTTTTTATATCTATATGAAAATCCATTAATAACCGCAACCGTATTAAGAGATACTCAAAAATCATGCAGGGAAATTGTTGAGATTGATTTTATCAAATGGTTGGCTGACCCTATGGGTAGAAAAAAAGAATTTGAAGATGGGAAGTTGACTATTCAAGAATTTGATAAACTGATAAAAGAAGAAAATTTAACAAAATACTTTATAAGAAACAAAACGAATCATACTTGGACAATGATTCATAATAATTCATTTATTCGTTTTACAGGATTAGACGATGAAGATGATGCGATGGGTATGACTCAGGATATCTGTTGGATAAACGAACCGTACAACTTCTCTCAGGAGGTTTATAGACAATTAGCTCAAAGAACCTCAGCGTTTATTTTATTTGATTGGAATCCTAAACAATCACATTGGGTTACTGAAGAAAAAAGAAAAAGCAATACAATTACACTAACATCCACATTTAAAGATAATCCTTTTTGCCCGGATGAAAGTAGGATTCAAATTTACTCGTATCAACCAATTGAACAGGCTGAAGCTGTTTTGCAAGGAATAATAACAAAAACAGAAGCGTTTAATTATGATTTAGAACTCAATGAAAAAAGAATTTCTAAATCGATGTTGTCAGAATTGAAAAGATGTAAATACAATGAATCAGTTGGAAGTGCAAGTTTATATCATTGGCTAGTATTTGGTAAAGGAGAAAAATCAGAAAAACCAAACCGTATTTTTAAGAATTGGAAAATCATATCAAATGATGAATTTGAAGCATTACCATATCAATCATACTATGGCTTAGATTTTGGAATGAGTGCACCAACAGCATTAATCCAAATGAAATTTGACGGAGACGAAACTTACTTCTTAAAAGAATTGCTTTATAAACCTATGAATGTCATGAAAAGCACGTTATCTGAAGAACTTTCAAACTTAGGAATACCAAAACACGTTGAAATAATTTGCGATTCAGGAAACGAATTAAATCAAGCCGAGGGCGTAAAACTTCGTAATTCAGGTTTTAATGTTATATTTGCACAAAAAGGTCAGGGTTCAGTAGTTTCAGCAATTGAAACAATGCAGAAAAAGAAAATATGCTATACAAAAGAATCTGTTAACTTGGAGGAAAATTATGAGAATTATTCTTGGAAAATGCACCAAGGTATACAGCTAGATGTTCCGGAAGAAACAAGAGAGGATTTAATTGACGCATCTAAATATGTAATTAAATGGCATCAAAAAAAGTTTAGATTATCTTAGTATAAAAAAAAATTATGAAAGAATCAGAAAAAATATATCAAATTCAAATAGTTGGATATGATGAAAACGGAAAAGAAATAAAAAAAGCCGTTTGTATTAATTAATTTATTTATATTTGTCTCTAATATTGTTGTTAAACAAAGTTTAAGATATGGGATTAGGAACGCTTATAGGTAGATATTTCAACGTGGAGAGAGACCGCAATGGAGTATTTACCTATTCTTTTTTAGATAATAGTGACTTTAAGAATAACGATAATTATTTGAAATGGTCTTTGGAAAATCCTGTATTGATGTCTATTATTGCCTTAAGAGCAAAAATATATTCTCAAATGAGAATTACCCATGTAGACAAAAACGGCAAAGAAATAGAGAATAGTCCGTATATTAAATTGCTTAGACAGCCTAACTATTTTCAATCACAAGAAGATTTTCTTTTTCAAGAAATGTGGTTTAAATCAGCGGTCGGAACCAATCTCACATATGAGGTTAAAGCATTAAAGGAAACAGTTGCTTTGTATAATCTTATTCCAACTGAAATAGACTGGAATAAAATTAATAAGCTTAATAAATTTATTGCTAGTAAACAAGATTTTAAAAGCTTTGGAGAGCAAACAATCACTTATAAATTAGAAGGTCAAACTAAAAATTTAAAGATAAATAATTTAATTCCTTCTTATGACTTAGCAAGCGGATTGAAATGTGATTCATTTATGGTATCACCTAGCCGGGTAAAAGGGATTGAAAAAGTTCTTTGCAATATCGATGAGAATCTAAAATCAAAGAATGTTAATTTGAAAATGTCTCAGAAGTATCTTATTGGCAACAAGTCAACAGGGAACGAAGCTAACATACAGGAAGCTGACAGAAAAGATATATTTTCAAAGATAAGCAGAAAAGACGTAATGATTACCAACGCAGCGATTGACGCAAAGCATTTGGTTTCAGACATGAAACGTTTATACCTAGACGAACAATTAAGCAATGATGCTTTGACGTGTGTTTTAGCTTTTGGAATGAGTAGAGATGTTTTGAATTATTTTGCAAATGGCGCAAGTACTTACGACAATGAGGAAAAAGCAATGCAAAATTATATCCAGAATATGACGCAAGCCGATGCAGATGATAGAATGAACTCTTTAAGCGCTCAATGGGGATTAATTGAAAATGATGAGAAATTAGTAGCTTCATATTCACATTTGCCTGTTATGGCTAGTATCGTCAATACTAAGATTGCTACTTTCAAAGCGTTGCAGGAATCTATCAAAATAGGAATTGAAAATGGTACAATTTCACAGTCAGAAGCAAAAAACATGACCGATACATTAATTGAAAACTTAAAGTTATGAGCACTAAATTAAGCAATAACGAGATTCAAGAGCGTTTAAAGAAAGAAGCTGAAGAAAAGTTAGCTAAAAAAACAAAGCAATTGAACGATAAAAAAGATATTAAAAAATGATTAAATCAATATATTTTCCAGATAAAGAATATGCAACTAAAGAAGAGTTGTTTAAAGATTTGAAAGATAATCTTGATTTTATCGTTGATGCTAAAAAATCTAAAATACAAAAATCTTGTGAAAAAGGTTTGTCTGTTTCTTGTAAGTCTTTGGATTTATTAAAATTCACAGACCAATTAAAAGGAATTAAAATTGATGATAATTTCTATTATATCGCTGTTAACTCAACAAAAATATTAGACAGTCATGATGATTTACACATTGACGGTATCTGGACTAAATCATTAAAAGAACAGCAAGGTAAGAACTATTTAGTTATTGACCATGAGCTAGAAATCGACAAGGTAATAGTCAGAAAAGAACATGTTGAAATGTTTGTAGCAAAAATACCGTTTTCACTATTAGGCAAACCATACGAGGGCGATACGCAAGCATTAATTTACAAAGTTCCAAAAGCACAAGTTAAAAATACGCATGTAAAAGACTGGCTAGATAGTGGTGATGAAATTGAAGCCAGTGTGCGCATGCAGTACGTTACATTTGTCTTATGCATGGATAGCAATGACCCTGATGATGCAACAGCAAAAGCAAATTATGACCAATATTACCCCTTAATAGCCAATAAAGATGAGTTCGATTATATTAATTACTTCTTTGCAATAAAAGAAGCTAAAAACGTAAGAGAATCAAGTTTAGTTGTCTTTGGCAGCAATTCAGTTACTGGACAAATAACAAACAATAAACAAGCCGAGAAATCACTTGAAGAAATTAAAGAAGAGCCGTTGAAAGACACTCACAATGAACAATTACTAAAAGAATTATTAAACAAATTTTAAACAAAATGGAAGAAATCATTAAATCATTGGGAGAAAAAATCGACGCAATGAAAGACCAAGCCGTTACAAAAGCTGAACTTATCCAAGTTATGAGCGAAGTAGCTGCATTAAAAGTAAAAGGTGAAGATGTAACAGCAATGAAAGAAAGCGTTACGGAATTAGCCTTGAAAGTTTTAGAACTTGAAACTAAAGGAGTTCCTAATAACACTCCTGAAAATCTTGCAAGTCTTTTAGCTGAAAAAGCAGAAGAATTAAAGGCAATGAAAGAGAAATCAGGTGCTTCTGTTCAAATTACACTGAAGGCAGCCGGTACAATGTCTTTGTCTACAAATGTTACTGGGCAAGTTCCTGTAGCTGAAAGAGAGCAAGGCATCACCAGAACAGTAAGAAGAAATCCTTTCATCCTTGAATTAGTAAACGTTGGTACAATTATGTCAAACGTTTGGGAATGGGTTGAGCAGAAAAACCCTGATGGTGGTGCGGCAATGACTGCTGAGGGCGCTGCTAAATCACAAGCTGATTTTGATTTAGTTGTTGCAAGTGCCAATGTTAAAAAGGTAACTGCTTATATCAAAGTTACTAAA